CCAGCCAATGTGCCAGGACCGGGAACGACTGACCCAACGCCTGCTCCAACCCCTGCTCCAGTTGCGGCACTAGCAACAGTAACAGTCATTGACCCAAGACCCTGACCCAACGTTGAGCCAAGGTAATCAAGAGCAGATTTTACGCCTTCGATCTCTTGCGGCTCGGTGACTCGAGGAACAAACACTTCATTTGCGGGTGTGGCATCAAAATCAGCAACGATTTTCTGTCCGAATGCCTTCATTGAATCAGATCCAATGACTCTACCAAGACCCTCAATCGCACGACCACTCAAGCGTGGGTTGTCTTGAAATATAGTTTTACCAATTGAGCCATAAAATTGGTTAAAGAAACCAGACTCACTTTCTGGTGGCTGCTGTGTTGGGCTAACAACCGTTGGATCAAAATCGGGTAACTGAAAATCATCCATTGGCGCATAGCCAATTGAGTCCATCAGTAGTGCGTCATCTCTTTCCATGCATACCGCCTAAAATGTGCCTGTAGGGGGAGTATACCCTTTACTGCCCTCCCGCACATCCTTGGCTCTCTCAGCGGCCTCTTCAGAGCCAGGGATAGGAATAAGAGTATCAGTGGCTTCGTCATAACGAAAACGCATGGGCTCAAGGCCATACTTTGATCGCTCTTGATTGTAGTCAATCATATCGTCAATAGATAAGTTGAGAACCGTTTCGCTCATCTCCGTGAGCCAAGCAGGCGGCTTTGCTGGTTTAATTCCTGTAAGGTCATCCAAATCATAATAAGCGCCCGTGTCTTCAAAGTCTCCCGTGTCCTCAAAGTCTCCCGTGTCTTCAAACTCTTCAGACCTACCTGTATCAAACTCTTCTGGAATTAAAGAGAAAAGTTCGTCCATATAGCTAAGGGGTTCAATCCCTTGGATAAAACCAGAATCTTTTTCTGCAAAGCGCTGCATTCTTTCTTCAATATTTTTAGCTATTCTTTGTGCTTCTGGATCGTATGTCCTTTGAACACTACCTAATTGATCAGATACAGAAGCAGTAGAGCGGTATCCTAGAGCACCAAGGCGGCGCTCCCTCCACTTTCGGTATGCGTCTCGCGTCATTCGCATAGCTTGATCTACGCGATCCTTATCTGAAACTCGTCTGCGTACGGCAGCAAGAGAGGATGGAGCACCCTCTCGAAGGGGGACGTTCACCATTTTTGGTATCTTTTCCAACAATCTATTGATGTTGTACTCAGGGTTTTCTTTGAAAAACGTCTCTACAGATGTGTCCGTACTCCGAGCCATAGCAAACCTCTAAACGGTAGGTCTATACCATTGATTGTATGGATTACTTCCAAACCTCTGGTTGTATATCTTTATGAATTTATTTTTTGGAATAGACTCATCCAAATTTAGCATCATCTGCATTTCAGTGCTCGGCTTGCTGGACCTTCTGGCAACAGCCTGATTGTACCTGTCTTGCTGTTCCTTGGTCATCTTGGGGGGCCTAAGCACTCCAGAACCCGCAGAGCCCGACAATTGTAGGCCAGCGCTGTTGTGGGCCAGAATTTTGTCGTCTTCATCGAGTTTTGGTCGCATATCGATCACCACTTCTTGCATGACCAGTACTTGGCCATCAGTTTGTCGTCTGCATCCAGTTTGTCACATCCGTGGCGAGCACGAAAGTTCTTGCGGCGAGCGGGGTTGTCCCGCTTGATCTCCATTTTGGCATCACCAAACCGAATAATTTTCTCAGTTCCCTTGAGGCATGCCTTTACGACAAACTTTTTTCGTCCATATCCCGGCTCACCCTTACGGATTCGGCGAGGGCTGTTGCACTTCATTCTATCTTTATCAGTAGACACAGGTCACCTCGCTACGCCATCGCGCTTTTCAGTGTCTTATCGTCGTCAGTGTCGGCTTTTGTTCGTTTAGAGCTAGTCTTCCTGCTGGCAAAGCTTGCTTTTTCTGACTTAGACATTTCGCCAGTGGTTTTGGGGGTGTCTTTAGACACACGCTTGCTGGGCCTGCACGCAGGATAACCTTTACGCTTCTCGCCCTTCCTTCGACCACATGGCTTGCCGGTTTTTACGTCAACCCAATCCTCTTTAAACCAACGCTTTAGGCTCATTTTTTCTTCTTTTTCTTAGATTTCTTTTTCCAGCCGCCGCCTTTCTTGTTGTACCACTGTACCGCCCATCCATTTGCATAAGCAGACGGGTACACCTTGAATTTTTTCTTTGCAGCAGCCTTGGCAGAACTCCAAAGCTCTGGGTTTGTTGGCGTATTCTCAGACATTAGTAAGACTTATCCATCTTGTAGCCAGGATTTTTGGTGCGCTTCATGTCCTTGGCAAGCTTTTCGGTCGTCTCAGCATCTTGAGCGTGCATCTCAGATGCATTCGCCAGTTGCTGTGACTGCTTTTTGTGCATCTTAGAAGCCTTTTTCAGGTTCTTTGAGACATCCTTCATGGCCTTTTTGGCGTCTTTTGGCTTGTTTGCCGGATTGTGAGCCAGCGTTTTATCGTCATCGTTAAGCTTATATCGCATGATAATGTCCTAAATTATGCCATTTTTGTTGGATTTGCAGGATTAATCAAGTCAGATTGCGTTGGCGAGGCAGAAACAGATGCCCCAGCAGCCGGTGGAACGGGTTGAGTGCCCGGAGTGCCAAAAAATCGAGACAATTGCTGCTTTGCGCGAGCCATAGCATCAGGTGAAGCGCCACGATTGGCCATTCCTTGCATATGAGACGAAAGAACATCCTGGTTTTGCTGATCGATGGCGGCATTTTGCTCAGCAATGATCCCGTCTCGAGTGGCCCTTAGCTCAGCCATGGTCATTTCACTCTGATGTCGCTTGCCCATGTCGTATGGGCTTTCATTTGATTCGTTTATTCGCTGTGCAAGCTGCAAAAGCTGTGGATCTGTTAGATTTAGGGCCATTCTACCCTCCCTTTAGCTCAGAAATTGATTGTCTAAATTTCATGTCTTCTTGATATTGGCGGATACCCTCAAGAGGATCGCCTTCATTGTAGATAGCAATAGAAGGCGTTGTTCCAGTCTGAGCAAGTCTACCAATTTGACCAGTCTCTGTTCCTGGGATGTAGTCGCCTTCGCCGCGAGCCCCGTAAAGAGGGTTTGATTGCAGCCCAGCCTGTGTAGCCCTTCTTGATAGTGCAAGAGACCTTTTCCCAAGTCTAGCTGCCCTTTTTGTATTTCCTGCATCCAGTGCAGCCTGACGTTTTACATCAAGAGACGATGATTTATTGGCCATTGACGAAGCCTGAGCCCCTTTATCAAAGAACCCCGCTTGAACACCGGCCATTCCTACACCTACTACAGTATCTACACCAGCTTTAATTAAATTTGACGTAGCAGCCCTGTCGTCGTCCTCTTGCATTGATTTCGCCTGAGCCTCTGCCGACTTGCTAGCATCAATATCAGACTTGGATTGCTGCGCAAGCCTTCTCTTCAATCCAGCAACGTTCTGACCGTAAACTTGCCCGTAAACGTTCATGTTTTGAGCAAGTGAGTCGTCGTCCCCACCCCAATCTGTACCGATGCTCACTGTAAACCTCTAAAGAAAAGAACCAGAATCTGTATCAATGCTGTAAGCGTACATAAAGCTCTCAGATGGTGTCGCAACGTTAAGAATAACGTGACCATCCATCATTCCAGCAACCTCAGCATACGCATCGTCACCCACATGCTCTCGCATCGCAATCAGTGCGCGCTCAATGTCTGACAAGTCACGGTCATCCGCACCATTAAGAGCCATTGAACTCAAGAGATCGTCATCAGATTCGTTCATCTGGTGGCAGCAGCAGTCATCGTCACGGTCCAACTCCATGGACACCATGTCACCACCAAACTTTTGGTAGTCCTCCATGTCCTTCTTTGCACCATGCATTTTTTTGTTCATCTTTCCTTGAAGATCGCCAGACTCACTCGGAATAATTTGGCGCAACATATCCAACTCATCCAAGCCTTTGGTAAATCCAAACCCAGCTTCGTACTCTTTCTGCTTTGCGTAAGACTCAAGAGCCTGCTGTGGAGAAAACTCGCTCTTCAAATTGTCCATCAATACTAGATCTGGACCACGACCTTTAGATTCATGTACCTTTCCGGCGTTATGAGCGATCTCCTGTAGACGAGCACTCTCCTGCTCTTTCTCAGATGGCTCAATAGAAATTACAAGCATGCCTTGTTTTCCGTGCATCTTTACTCCTTACACCATCATACACTGTTTCTTTAACACGTAAAAAAGCCTCCGATCACTTATCAAGAAATCGGAGGCCAGAGAAACAACACTTACTGTGCTACCAGCCTGCTCAACAAGTCGCATAGGACACCACTCGCTAAACGAAAGAGCACACTAGCAAGACAAGACTACCCGGTAAACGGATCCTCGTCAATCGAACTGAGCTTTACTTCTACGCATGGACCCTCAAGTTTAGATGCATAAACAGATCTAGCAGTCAGCAATACCACCTGCGTGTCATCACGAATAACACCAGCCATCACAAGAGAATCAGCCACACTCTTGACTACGTTGTCTATGTCTGGCTTAGATGCATGCCACAGCCGATGCTCTGGATCTTTCTTGCGAAGCAATCTCTTTGGTCGTGGAAACACAGCAACCACTTCCAGTTTACACAAGTCCTCACTCGGTGGACGACACCACGCATTCCTTGCCAACAGAGCCGCAGACCTTTCCCAATCAGCAGTCTTCTTTGGCGTATACAGACGAACATGACCACCCATCTTCGTAGCCCTTGGACGACCCTTACCAATCGGTGGACCCGGTATCAAACAATCAAACTTCCAAGACATCAATCAACTCCTTCAGTGCACCGTGCAGAACATACATATCCGGTGGATTACTCAGCACATCTTCATCTCTCTTCATAGATAGAACAGCTTCATCCACGACCTCATACAAAGACAACAGCAGCCCTGGAATCTTAGCTTTCTCGTATAGATCATTCATGGCCCAGTCTAAATCCAGCCTACTTGGTAGACGCTTTACCCACCACGGAACACCATACTTCCACTCATTAGATCCCAACGATTCTCTGCTCAGATACCCATACCAATCACTGAGAGCCATACGCAACAGACGCTGCACCCTCTGGCACAGCATCCTTACGTGCTTGTCATTAGAGTCATTTCCAATTGCCTGTCTCACTTCCACTCTCTTTAAACTTGTCGAATCTTACTGGTCCTTTGCCTGACCACTCTGGCCACCAAGAACATCCAAGCATCCACTCAGCATCATCCACACCAACAGATACCCACTTTGTAGATGGATGATCATACACATGACGCACAGCAAACGGTACCTTCTCGCCATCCTCCAGCAGAGCAAAGCACTTGCTCCAAAACGGACCATGAGAAGTGCTTCTATACTTCGTCATCTTCACCACTCTGCCATTACCAGCAAACCGTCCTAACCTTAGACGATGCTCGTAGATGTCCTTTGCCATGTAGTCAGAATCCCACAGATCACTGCGTGTAATCTCACCATCATGCTCATGTATGAACCTACGATGCACAGCACGCAGAGCACACCATGCTGCTGCTACACGATGCACTGGAGTCTTCGCAGCTTTACTCCTGACCTGCCGTGGAACTAGTTGCTCCATCACTTTTCGCCACTGCCTGAATGCACCACTGTATGCAACAACCAGTGCTCTGCCCTGCGGATCGATGACCGTACACCAATCATCATCACGGTGGACCTTCCACTTGTGAGACTCGATAGCTTCCCTTCGCAGAGATTCAAGTTCTTCTTCATACAAGACATCAGCAAACGCTTTTGTACAGAACACCTTGTCAGCAATCGACCTAAGTACATCGCACCTCTCCTCATCCACACCAAGACGACGACACACAACGTCACCGACAACCAACCAATCAGCAGCCTTTCCTCTCGCTTTATCAATACGAAAGAACAAAGCTTCTTCGCCAAAACCAAGACCCATAGATTCCCTGTATTGATCTACGGCATCACCGTACACCGGAGACTCATCAACTCCATCAATGCCAGACGACGGAAAGAACTCCGCAAGAACCATGAACTCCATCAGTGGTACTCCTCGTCAGACCAACACCATCGAGTACATCCAAGAGTCATCACTCGTATCCATAGTGCAGAGTGACCACAATCCACCCTGGCCCATATGCCCAAGAAACCATCATCATCCTCGCTACACATTGGATCACTGATCTTCATCTCTGGATACTCTCCCTCAATGCAGTCAGATATGATTGACCAAGCTCCATCAAAGAAAAACTCTGTGTCTTCAGATATGTCTACGCTGTCGATTGGATAGAAGCTCAAGTCCTCTTCCTCGTCCTCGTCAACTACCTTGTATTGATCATCATATGAATTCATAATGCTTACCTTTGTGAGTGTAGCCAAGAGACACACTATTAGCAATCTAACCATGTAATGCCTTGTATGGGCTTACTGCACTTACGACTGTGTCGGGGCTGCTGTGGACATGGTCTGGGCTGGGGTCGGGGTCGTGGTTGGGGTCGGGGCTTGGCTTGAGGGTGATAGGGCTTGAACTTTTTTTTAGTTTTTCCGCGTTATCTCGGAATGGAACGGATACAAGTGGTGTTCTGTATGGTGAGAACGATGTGGTTCTCATCTCAACAACACTGCATAGGACACCAAAACCATGCCAAAAAATAACCCTATCCCTACGCCCCTTTTCTTTGCAGAGGCAGCTATTGCCGCAAACATTGCTACAGTTTTAGGCCTTAAGAAAATTATGGACCTACTCGCAGAAGGCAATACCGAAGGTGCCTTTGAAGGATTCCGACTCACCATGAACATGGCCCAAGAAACCGACGCAGGACTCAGGGCTATCCGTGACATCTGCCAAAACCTTGAGCCGCTTCCATACTTCTACACCCCATCGCACCGTTGCGAGTGTGGCGCACCTCTGCGGTTCCCTCTTGTCTGGAACCAAGTCAGCAAGACAACCGGCGAGTACATTTGCAGCCATGAGGTTGCAGAGTTCGAGCAGTGTTCTGCAAAGTAGACCACTGGCCGCTGCCCTTCGGGGTGGCGGCTATTTCTTTTAGCCCTATCACTCGTGCGGGTTTACACGCGCGTGCGCTTGGGTCATCAACAAATAATCACTTTTCTTGTGTAGCCGGGGAAGATAACAGCTCGGCTACGTGTTTAATCAATGAGCAATCAAGCTCACATCACCCATAGGGTAACTATCATGGCGACACCACTCGCAACTATTGGCAACATCTACATCCACCCAATCGCTGACCGTCAGCTTGACGGCTCGGCAGTCGGTTCAATCCTCAAGAACCCGGCTGACCGTGGCACCGCTATCGAGTGTGTAAGGGATGCTATTAACCTTGGCAGACAAGGAGCATACAAGCTTCTTTTCAATGAAGACTTGTTTCTGTCGGGCAACTATAAGCTGACGGATGACATGACAGAGGACATGTTTAAAGCTCGGCTCCATCGTGGAGAGGCGCTTGTATGCGTTGACCGCAGCAAGGTCGAGCTGTCCGCGCTCAAGTGCAGCAAGCTCGCTTGCATCGTGTACACCAAGGACGAGGCCCTCGCTGACCCTGACATGACAGATGAGCAGCGGAATGAAATCGAATCTGGCGGGTTTGAGTATGTGCTCGTCACGTTCCTGGCATCAGCACACGATGAGCCACCGGCTGTGTCGTCGCACCGATTCGTTCGGAACCTTGCAGGCGGCAACAACGATTACAAGGACTACAGCAAAGCGCGACTTGTTGAGATGTGCGAGGACATCGTCAACGTCGAGCGAGAGTATATGAGGGTTGGGTGAATGGTGTCCGCCCGGTCGGGAGCTTCGGCTCCCGGCCATTTTTTTTGACGCGCCCTATCACTCAAGTGGGTTCACACGCGCACGCGCCACATGGCGCAATGCTGGGCTAACAACGGGCGAGCTACGCATCATAAAAAATCACACAAATGTTGTTGCCTTTGCAGTGAACGCGAGGTACAGTATCACATCGCATCAAGCGATACAACCCGTCCAGACGGAGGACAAATGGGAACTCAAGTGACAATGTCAGAGCTGCCTGACTGCGACACCTGCAAGATGCAGGGGAAGAGCGCAAAGGCGGAGTACGACGCGAAGACCTACAGGGGTCCGTGGGCGTACATGTGTGAGGACTGCTGGTCAGTCTTCGCCGCAGCGCCCGGCAAGCTGGGAACCGGAATCGGTCAGCGACTCATCGTCAAGGACTGAGCACAGGCGGGGGCCCTTCGGGGCTCCCGCCCCTTTCATGCGCCCTATCACTCGAATGGGTTCACACGCGCGCGCGCAGGCCTCTGATTGGTCAGACACACACACGCGAAACTTTCTTTAAGTAACTGTTGACTTTAGAATGAACATCAGTTAAACTATTAATGTCCAATGAAGGACTGTACAGACGGAGTACAATCATGAGAACTATTACCATCAATAAAGCCGTGGGCGAAATCATCGAGCGCGGATGCCGACCAGATGACGGCCTGCCCGAAACTATCGAGTGGCGAGGTCAGGTGTTTGACGTTCCCCCACTTGAGGAAATCGAAGGATGGGTATTCGATAGCCTTTGCGAAACTCTTGACGGTGACATGGTAGAACCCGATGGGTGGAACTTCGAAGGCTGCCCATCATGGCTTCTGGTTCTGGGGTTGGTGTAAAAGAATGGCGGGGGCTTCGGCCCTCGCCTTTTATATTCGCCCTATCACTCGAATGGGTTCACACGCGCGTGCGCCCTTTATGTTCACAAATAATCGATAATAAAGTGTTGACTCCATAGACAACATCGGTTACATTAATAAGGTCCAACAATGGACATCAACCCTTTCCAGACGGAAGAATAAAATGAGTAAGTACACTCCAAATCCCGAAATCAATGACTACATAACCATACTCTCAATCGAGAAGACTGGTCAGATTACCTCCGGTGAAGTTGAGTATCACATCGACATTGGAGGTGACGCCAACTATGGAAGCGTAGACCTTTGCGATGAAGAGTTTGAGGTTCGAGCAGATTTCGATGTCGCAGACGTGGCCGATATGAGTACTGAGGATATTGACAACCTCTTCGATGCGTTGTTCAAGTACCACCCCGAACTCATGAGTCAGCGCACCGGGTTGACGGGACCGACAAACGACGCCCAAGCAATCAAGATTCTGATGGAGCGTCTCGACGAGATTAACGCGAAGCACGCGGTGATTGGTGCAGAGCTTGCAGCAATCCGCAGGGCTGCGGGCATGCTCACGGTCGCAACCCCAGCAGACGAGCATCCTGTAAACAAATAGGGAAGGGGCAGGGCGTCGGGCCTTCGGGTCCGGCGTCCATTTTTTGCGCGCCCTATCACTCGTAAGGGTTCACACGCGCGCGCCCTGCAATGGGTTGGAAATAATCCGCAATAAAGTGTTGACTTTAGAATGAACGCGTGATATATTAATAAGGTCCAATAAAGGACATGTTTCAGACGGAGAAACAAATGAACATTTTAGATACAATCGAGATGACCAAAGGCGGGCAATACTTTGCAGTGATTGGACACGAGTCCAAGACAGACAAGTCTATCAAAAACCGGATATTGCAAGCATCGACAGCGGCAGTGACCCGCAAGGTTGACCAAGACGCACAGCGCCTTGACGGCTTGACGGCGCTCGATGCCGCGCACCTTCTCAACCCTTACGGCATCCCGGCTGACCTTGCATCCGAGGCGCTCACCATTTTGGTGGACCGGGTCAAGGCTCGACAAAGCGGAAAGAGTCAAGGCGGCGCAAAGGTAAAACACGTCATTGCACGAGGCGCCAACGGTCGCGCAATACTCCAAATCGTATCGGTCAAAGAAGAGTGGGCGCTTCAAGCGGTTGGAGAACAGGTGCAAGCCTTCACGATAAAACCCGGCATTGTAGACCATGACGCCGTGAACGCTGGACGACTTCAAAAGAACATCGAGCAAGCGCAAAAGCAAGCCGAGAAGCGCAAGAGTAACCCGGCACAGTCAATCAGCTCCATCGTATCGCTGCTGAACAAGTGCATCCCTACGCCTTGGGAAGTCATCCAATACAGGACGCTTACGCTGATTGGACCGAATCAATCCAAGGTTGAGAGCATCGCAATCAATGGGCACAGACACACAGATTTTCTGTCGGTCGTGGCGCACTTCCGTCCAGACCTTCTGCCACTTGTGCAGAGCGTCTGAGTGTGTCGCGAGGGGTGGGGGCTTCGGCCCTCACCCCATTTTTGCGCGCCCTATCACGATCGAGGGTCCACGCACGCGCGCGCTCCCCTGCTGACATTAATCGAATAAAAACGCTTGACGGTTAAAAGTTATTCGGTTATATTATTAGAAGAAACAACACCACACCCGAGGCTACCATGGCGAAATACCTTTGCACAGCTACCAGCACCAACAAGAAAACCGGCAACGTCCCCACTATATGGATAGGCGAGACCCGAGAGGAGTCGCTACAATCCTGCCGGGATGTGGGCTGTCCGCTGCTACACGAAAAGCACGGCGGCAAGGGTGGCAACGGAAAGCCGCTATGCTACGCACAACACGGCACGCCGTCATTCTCACACGCTGCAATGGTCAAAGCCAACAAACGCGGCAAGAACTACAGCCTACGCGGCGCGCTCGCCAATGCATCACGCGCGGCTAAAATGGTACGGCTCGGCTCACTCGGAGACCCTGCGGGACTGTCTCCCATTGATGGCGCGTACATTCGCGAGACTGTAAGGCGCGAGGGTCTCGCCCTCATCGGATACACTCACGGTTGGGCGCTTGACACGTCAAGGCGCTGGAAGGGCCACATCATGGCCTCATGCGATACGCTCGCACAAGCTGACAAGGCAGTGGCGGACGGTTGGCGTGCTACTGTTTTACTGCCCAAGGGTTACATCGGGCGAAAGTTCACCACCCCAGATGGCCACGCTGGCATCGTATGCCCTGCACAGTTGGACCCGGAAGTTGTAACGTGCAACACTTGCCGAGTCTGCGACGGTTCAAAGGACGGCCCGGTTGTTGGCTTCATTGACCACAGCCCAGGAGGGAAACGATAATGTTTCCAGTCTATCAACAAGTCCTCGGTTCACTCGCATACCTCGCACTAACATGGTTGGTGCTGGTCGCTTTCATCCGGCTCGTCACCTGAGTCGGCTGAAGGTTCGCCCTATCAGCCTCCTGAACACACACGCGCGCGCCCCTGTGCTGGGTGTACTCGCACGCGGCAACGGGGATGGCACACCAATAGCAACTGCCCATTGGTTACCGCGCCATAAAATCACTTGACCTTTCGCTTATGGCGCAGTACTCTACGGAGTGAACGCCGGGTAGACACACTCTTCTGGGTAGCCTTTTTCGGGTTGCCGGTGATCTTTAATCTTTGACGCACGCGCATATCGCAGGTTAAACCTGCCATTTTGGCTGACCCCAGCACGGCGGACACCATTGTGGAAGGGGCGACATTTGCACAGACGGCGCGCACAACTTCTCCCCCACTAAAATCGTAAGGGTCTATCCAAGGCGAAACTTGTTGACTTCTAACATTATTGAAGCCCCAATAATCGAATAAGGTATCCAATGAAAGACAACTACAAAGAAGCTCGACCTTGGCATAGGTTCCACAGGATGCTTGAGAGAACGAACCCTTCTCTCCGTCCGCAAACGGTTCAAGAGGTTGAACAGTTCTATCGAGAGATTGATGGTCATCTGACTGGTGCATTCATTAAGTCCGAGGTTCAGGCTGGAGGTCTGCGCATATTTGTACTGTACCGTGAGATTCAGCAGCAACTCAATAGAAGCCACAGTGTTGACTCATTTGCTCGCGCACTGGGTGAGCGTCCACCACAAGTGTATAACTGGCTTCGTGGCTCCACAGGCATCAAGCGATACACTATCGACATTCTACAATCATGGTGCTGCCTTCTTACTAAGTACTGGGAAGAAGAGGGTGTCATCCTGTACCTTCTATGCCATCCCACCGGAATCATAGAGCCCATGGTTTACATGAGGCCTTCGGAGTAGGCTGTCCCTACCTGTCCCCCCGTCCCTACTCTCCCCTATATAACCCTATTGGTACACAATATTATCTTACTATCTTTATATATTCTCTTTACTCTTTACCCTTTTATAGAAGAAGGTAGGGACAAGAAGGACAGTAGAGAAAGCAAAGGTTCAAGCTACATTTTTACCCTGTCCCCCCATGAGGGACACTGTCCCACCGCTCTGGACAATCAATCTTTCTAACAGATAATACTTGCAAGTTTATTCTATATAGGTTACCTTGTAATACCACACAGGACACCCTCAACACCAATCACAAGGCAGGTCGAGCATACCACTGGGAACCGCTCGCCATTATTTCAATAAGGAAACAAGCACTACTATGGCCAACGCAATCATCACATTCAACCTTTCGCAAACAGACTTCGAGACAATCGTTGATATGGCTGCTGAAGGCACCAGCTACTGGGCAAGCAAGAGGCTTGTTGACAACACTGGCGAGGGCGGCAAGTACCTGACCTACTTCGTTACTGATGCCGAAGACTCCAAGGAGTATGCTTTGAGTCTTGCAAAGGTGGAGCAGGCTGTACTTGACCTTCATGTCAAGCAGTCACTCAACAACTACTACCAAGATGCAATCCGGTATCTTGTGGTCAAAGGCGAATCATACGATGTCGGTTCCGACATCGCAGATGTCATCATTCAACAAGCCTGTTTTGGCGAAGTCATCTACGGATGAAGGAGAAATACACCATGTCTGAAAAGAAACACGCACTCGATAATCTTGAGCGCATCAACGACAACCTCGATAGCCGAGCGTCCTATATCTTGAGGATTCTGATTAACGCTGGGCTTCCGTGCCGGGAGTATGCTGACCCTCAATACTTGGAGAATCTGGCTGACGCGGTGCACACACTGTGGCACCATCTGTGTCAACTTGACACGGGGAACCTTCGGTGCTGGGACATGAATGTTCTGGAACTGGCGTCCATCTACGGTGAGGCCATCGGGGCTCGACACTTCCGAGACAACATGCAGCAGTCAGAAGACGAAAGGTTGCGCGATGCGCTGGGAGAAATGATTCGCCACTTTGAAAAGTTCCTTGCCAGTGACCAGTCAGAGTTCTCTACTGCACTGACCAAGCGCATCATTGAAGATGCAAAGAACGCCTATACAAATGGCGCTCACGGTGAAGAAGCAGAGCACCAGCGCACCAACGATGCGATGGACAAGCTCAGCGATGACTTGCAAAACTAACGTGTGGTGAGACTGCGGTAGAGAGTACTCGGCCACGCAGCGAGTGAGCGTACAACGACCGGGCGTCCGGGTCAGTACGCAACATAAACAGGGCGCAACCTCTCCCGAAACAACACAAGGTGAAACATGAACCCCATCATTGCCAAGATTGAAAAGCTCCTCCGACTCTCCCAAGACCAAGACGGCACACCAGAAGGTGAGACTGCCGCGCGACTTGCCAGCCGTATGATGGCAGCACACGCCATTGAGATGGCAAGCATTGATCTCGACAAGGAGGTCGAGCACGACCCTGTCGAGAAGCAGGACATGAAGGTTCGCGTCAGCGTCTGGCGTCGAATACTTGCGTCCACGCTGGGTGTTCACTGCAACTGTCAGGTTGCTTACACTTCCCACAAGGGCATCGGACAGTTCATCAGCATGTACGGTCATCGTACCGACATCGAGATTCTTCGGTACCTCTACGAGATTTGCGAGCGTCAGATTGAAGCCGAAGCTCGCAGCTATATCAACAGCCTCGACGAGTGGGACCGTGGCACAAAGAAGATGCTGGGCAACAACTTCCGCCGCAGTGCCGTAAGAGGGCTGCACAGCAAACTGGAAGAGATTCGCAAGGACACCAAGGAAGAGAACGCTGAGGGCTTCGCCATTGTTCGCACCCGAAAGCAGAAGGTGGATGACTGGGTCAACCAGAACTTCTCTTTCCGCTCTGGCTCTACCAGCAACTATGGCCACAACAGTGCTGGCTACAAGGCTGGTCGAAACGTAAAGCTCAGTGCTGGTGTCGGCAGCAGTGGTAACCGCAAGCAGATTGGAGGTGAGTGATGCCTACGCATACACTTGGACCATGGACCGAAAACGCCTGCGAGATTCAAGCCGAAGATGGCTCACCCATCTGTGAGATGCTGGTGCGACCAGAGGACAGTGGGGTCAACTATCCCTATTCACCTGTCGCTGATGCCAACAGCCGCCTAATCTGTGCAGCACCTGACCTGCTCAACGCTCTGGGTGAGATGCTTGACCACTTTGAAGACAATGAACAGTACAGCGAAGACGATTCCACGGTCATCAACTTCGCTCGCCGCATCTACAACCAAGCATCAGGAGGTGAGTGATGGAAGACGAAACATGTCGATACTGTGGGGGCAACTGCCCCAACGAACCAGACGATAGCGAGTACCTGTGTGATGGATTCGCTGGTGACATTGACGGTCTGTACGCAGATGAAGGGGGTGAGTGATGGCTGCAAACACAAAAGAGAACCGAGAACAGGTGGCTGAGATTATTGTGAGCGAGTTGCGTCCTGACGCCCGAGGCCACAAGTCAGAGATCGTGGACTTCATCAAGGAGCAACTGTCTGCACATTGGGACCAGTGCGACGACAGTTGGAACCACGCGGCGGATGAGTTGGTCGCCAAGATTCACGGCGAACCGTTTGGTTCGGATTGACGGAATAATAAATAAACCATAAGTGTTATCTGTGTAGACAACAACTGGATACGTGGAGTTATCAATGGAAGATTTATGTGTAGATTGCGGAGCATCGACTGCTCCCGGTTCAGGCCTGTTCGTTAACCGGACTGAGACTGGTAACGGTTGGCTGTGCGCTGATTGTATGTGGCCAGAGATGTGCCACTTGTGCGAGGCCAAGGCACCAATGGATGACGAGATTGTTTGCGAAGACTGCTGCGAAGGAGACGAGTAATGCCAATGACATGGGTTGAGCCAGAAGTGGCCTTTGAGATTCGAGTGCAATGCACCCGCGAAGAGATTGAGGCGCACTGTGCCCTATCACCAAACAATGACCTTCGGGACTTCGACAACGAGGGTGGCCTTACCTACGAGGTATACCACGTCTACAAAGACCAAGACCTGTACAACAGGTTGACCTACTGGTACACCATCGACTCCACCGAAGACTGCGAGTATGAGTTCGATATTCGACTCATACAGAATCACCCCATCGGGCATCAAGAGGCACTACAGCAGGCCATAGACTCAGGACTGTTTTACTTCGATGGTGAGATGTTATCTACTCGATGCGTTGACTGGGCCAAAGACTACCGAGACAAATGCAAGGAGGCTCGCGCTTGGATGCAAGAGCAGCGCCGGACAGATTCTGTCCGCCACGTGTAGCCTACTAAGGTTACAGTACACCACAACTAAAAGGAGAAACACCACCATGTCCAGCACATACAAGGGCGACAGCCCCGGTAAGAAAATCACCAGATTACGAATGTGGCACCAGATGTTCTACTTCGCAAACTGGCTCAACATGAGCAACGATGGCATCGTCGTTCTTGCTGGTGATGGTGGTGACATGTCCGCACTCGATGGGTGGGGTATCGACCACGACAAGATTACCGCAGTGGACATGGAGAAGGATAGCGTTGACAGGTGTCGCCAACGGTTTCCCAACATGAATGTGATGCACGGTCAGCTTGGGTCTGTGGTGAAGAACCCAAACGTGCACTACAACATGGCACACGTAGACTTCTGCGGTGGCTTGACCATGCCAAATATCAACACGCTGGTCAATGTCATCAACAACGCAGACAAGAGCCAGCCGTTGATTCTCTCAATCACAATGCTGAAGGGCCGAGAGTATAAGCGGGCCAACGGTAAGGTGGTGTCGAAGCTGCCTCGCAGCCTGCGAAAGATGTACGCAAAACAGTTCAGGTCTACTGGAAATGAGATTGCTGCACGCATGATGATGAACGGACCATTCGAGCCCCGCAAGCTCATCGACATTGGAGAGCAGTCTCTTCTAAAAGAGTGGCATGAAGCAAGGCGCAACGGGAAACATCGCACAGTTTCTGACATGGCTGTGCGCCACGCGGTAACGAAAGGCGGAAAGATTAGCTATCTCGGAACATGCGTGTCGAGGATGGAGGTTCTGCGCGAGTGCTTAATGTCAAGAATGATTCAAGAGGAAGCGGTTGAAGCCCTCAACTGTGGAAGGATTAGGGTTGGGGGAACCGTTCAAGACCTTGACGCTGCGATGGGGATACTTCAAGGCGGACTCCTTGGATACCACAGCAGAAACGGAAAACAAAACGGCACACCCTTCGTAACGATGACATTCGTTGTCGCTCACGGGATTGTTCTTGAGCTACTTTGCAGGCCCATGCCTGAGTACAACGGAGAGTGTTACTTTGGCTATGGAGCATCAAACTACGGTTACTACCGCGCCATAACTGCATCGCAAGGAGAACTGGCGCTCAGGCCATACGTGGCAAGATATGCAAAACTTGTGGGGACAGCGGTAGCAGCCAAGGTCTTTGACCTACCCAAGGGCACAGTGGCCGCATGGTTAGCTCATCTTAATATGGGGACGTACAACAATCTTCTTGAGCAACTTAAGTGCCAAAACCTGACGCTCGCTCCAAGAGAGGGCATTGAGTACGAAGAGGCAAGAGCAAGGCTACTCTCAGGGTGTGAGCACTGGGGCCTAAACTTTGGGCCAGATCCTGACGCGCTCAACTTAAGAGATGTCTACAGAGCCAACCGATCAATCATGTCCGCGAACGGAAGGTCACCATTGAGCGAGTGGGAGGTAAACCCACATGAGCACGGCTTTGCAATAGTGGCACCGGAGTACTAATGAGCAACGTACCTGACGATTGGGGTGCCTATGGTGGCACATGTAGAGAGTGCGGACACTACTGGCATGCAAGCGGAACAGACGAGTGCGCTTGCGTTGAGACATTTAGGTGTGAACATCACTTCTCTTGGGGTCAATGCTCACAAGAGGTCGAGGACGAAGATGAACTGACCAAGACATTCGATGGAGAAATGTGGTGCAAGGACTGCATTGATGACGAAGCATTCAACTGCGAGGTGTGCGGGGACATCTTCCCTAACGATGACATAGCAAACTTAGACCTGACCATGGATGTATACATGTGCACACACTGCGATGAAGAGGCGGCAGACAATAAGACTCTCCACCACACTCCAGTGGAGATTCCGATTGGCCATCTCAAGTACATGCTGTGGACCATGGAGAACATGGCGCAAGACAAACCATTCGAGCATCGGCACGGCAGCGCAAAGGAATGGCTCAAGGAGAGTATAGAACTAATTAAACAATCAATGCCCGAAGGGGAACGCATCGTTCATCACACGCCCACGGTGGTCGTCGTTGAAGAGATCGATGAAACAATAAGTGAGCGCATCATTCGCGCTCTAAATAAAGGAGAAACAAATGCCAACGATTAAACAACAAGCAGGTAAACCAATGCCGGAAATCAATCCAGAGAACGCAGACCTGCTGTGGCATGCACTGTTCGCTATCACTCATGCAGTGGAGCAGTTGCAGCTTTCGGTTGACGTAAACACTTTCAGGAATGAAGACTTGGACATCGGTGCATGGGAGTTTGCGCGAATCGCATTGCAAACATCTCGTAATGACATTCCAGCCAACTAATCGAATACCTTTGCGTCTATGCTGTTTCCGTGGTAGGTTACAGTCAGGAGAAACACCATGAACATATTTGTGCTGGATAAAGATCCACGCATCGCTGCGCGTATGCAGTGCGACAAGCACGTATCCAAGATGACCTTGGAGACAGCGCAGATGCTATGCACGGTAATCAACGAGCTAGGCGGAACGTCTCCGTACAAGTCTGCACACGTCAATCATCCCTGCTCTGTGTGGGCACGCCAGACGATGGGCAACTTCATATGGCTGTGGGAACACGGTATGGCCTTGGCCAAGGAGTACACTGATCGGTACGGCAAAGTCCACAAGTCAGAGGCAGTCATTCGTCACTGCCGCAAAGCAATCAAAGATGTGGCTTGGCTCGGTGGTCCAATCTTCAAGTCTCGAACGGTGACGCCGCACCCACTGTGCATGCCTGATCAGTACAAGGGTGAAGATGTATTTGAATCTTATCGACGGTTCTACATTGGAGAGAAGTCGAGATTCGCTAAGTGGAACAAGACAACCAAGCCACCTGCATGGTGGCCACAAACAACAACACACGGGGAGGTGTGACAATGCCAAGCGAAAAGTTGGCTGATGGTATCAAGGGCGCAGTGGGAGTTCACAGCGTTTACCTTGCTGCAAAACACGACGAAAACTTGGCTGGACGATTCAGCCACACAGATGGCAAGTCATTGATTGACGGGCCAGCAAAAGCAACCAAGCGATCAATCGCAAACGTTATGGTCTACATGGCCGGTCGATACAGCAAGCATCTTACCTTTGAAGAGGTTGAGATGGGTCTTCTTGCAGCCGCAACAGCTTCGGTCAGCAACGGCAAGAAGCAGAGAACTGGTCCAAACTTCGACAACATTGGCTCCGAGTTCGCTGTAGAGATCGAAGGCAAGCTTACCCAAGACGACATTGGTGCAGAGATCAAAGACATCATTGAGAAGTTTCAGCTATACGATCCGTCATCTCATTCATACAGAACAGTAGAGCAAGGCCTTGGTGTTGCGCTACGAATGCTCGGATGGGAGAGACGGCGGCAAATGACTGGAGGCACCAGAGCATACCGATGGTACCCTCCAGAGGGCTTCTTCGACTCTGAAACGCCAAACGAGGTCAGTGACGCAGACGATGTAGCCATCGATGCCAGCGGTGTTGACGATGTGTTTGACGATTGGTCCGATGACATTGCTGATGATTCTGTCGATAAAGAAGACCATACAAACATCAGAACAAAGCCAAGGAAGAAGCAGAGTGGAGTTAAGCCAGATGAAGAGCTTCAACTACGAATCTCAAGCATGAACCTGTATGCTGGTATCAGTTCTTACGAGATTGCAATGTCCAGCTATGACTTCGATGGCAACGGTTTGGATGTTCCAAAGGATGAATCAACAATGCCTCACAAGGCAAAGCTATCCATTGGAGCAACCATGAAGTCTATGGGATGGTCAAAGAAGACCAGACGAATCGATGGTATACCAAAGTCTGGATGGCATCCCCCAGAAACTTTCCCTGATAGTTGGAGTGAGGAGAATCAGCCAGAGACTGTTCTTAGGAAGAAGTCTGAAATCGTACCGGAGATGACTGAAGACGAGAAGGCTTACTTTGAAGCAGGGTTTGGAGTCGTCATTGAAGGAGATGACGGTCCCACTATTGCTGACGCACTTCCACGACTAAGCGACAACGAACCTGAAGATGATCTTCCTTGGCCAGACATGACCGATCCATCCGGTGAAGATGGTGAAGAGGGACAATCAGAACCTGTTGAAGACTCTGCGTACATCAAGGAGATCGGGCCAGAAGGGTATGAGAAGGTTTACCTTGCCACTATCATTATGAAGCACACTGGCGTATACCTTAAGGGTACTGAAAAGTATCCATCAGAACGTATGCTTGAGTGGGACGCTGATGAGGACATTTGGTTCTTCATTAGCGGGGGCGAAGAGTAAGGATTCAGCCACGAGCAGGGAGGCATGTCGTACCAATAGATGCCTCAACACCATTGACACCACAATGATTTTACACTACATATAGTGTTAGGAGAGACACCATGACAGACTTGCGTTGCGTAGTCGGAGGGGGCTGGTTCTTGCCTCCAGGCTCGCCATACATGGACCAACTAAGGGCAAAGTATACATGCCCAAACCCACAGTACAATCAGGCAATGGCCCTTAGAAAGAAGGGCAAGTGGGTAGATGTTCCAGACGACAAGGTGTACGCATGCAAGATGATTCCCCTTCGACACAAGTGGGGAACTGGAATCATGGTGCCAAGGGGCATCCCGCTTCAGAGTGAAGTCGATGTTGCACTGCACTCAGTAATGTCGTTTCCAGCGCTTGAAGACGATCAGAGTAGCCTAAGGCTTGCTGATGGAATGAGCCTTCGACCATACCAGCAAGACGCTGTAGATGAAGTGGTAGACAACTACAACGGTCTTATTATTGCGCCATGTGGGGCAGGGAAGACAATGATAGGGCTTGGGGTGATGACAAGGTTCGACACTCGTATCGTTGTCCTTGTGCATACCCATGACCTTGCTGAACAGTGGAAGCAGCGTATCGAGGCGCAGCTACGAACCAGTACCGGTGAAGTGCCAAGCGTCAGTATCTGTGGCGACGGCAAGAGAGACGACTCAGGCCAGATTGTTATCGCCATGTTTCAATCCCTTGCCAAGGGAAGATGGGAAGAGGTTCAGGACTGGGCCAAGCAGTTCGGTGTATGCATCGTTGACGAGGCGCATCATGTGCCAGCGAACACATTCAGTAAAGTAATGATGTCCATGCCTGCCAAGGTTCGTGTTGGCCTTACTGCCACACCGGACAGGCCTGACGGTCTTGGTGCAATGCTGGGATGGCATTTTGGTAAGCAGTTGTTCCGAATCACAACGAAGGAGTTGATTGATAAAGGTCGAGTAATGAAGCCAGACATTCGCTTTGAGCGGACGAGGTTCACTCCTCCCAACGTAGATTGGCCAAAACTTATCAACAAGACATGTGAGGACATCGACAGGAATGAGCAGATACTCTCAATGGTCGAGGGATTTATACAGGAGGGAAGGCAAGTGCTTGTGCTTTCTGACAGGGTTCAACACTGCATTGATATGGCAGAGCACATTGCAAACCGTGGTATGAGCGCAGCGGCTCTTGTTGGCAAGATGACCAAGAAGCAGAGGGCAGAGGTTCTTGAGGCAGCAGACTCTAGAGAGTTGAAGGCCATCTTTGCAACCACTGTAGCCGATGAGGGCTTAGATCTTCCGGGCCTTGACACTGTTGTGCTGACTACTCCGACGAAGGCTATGGGGCGCATTCAGCAAAGAATCGGCAGAATCATGAGGACAGCGGAAAACAAGAAGAAGCCCATTGTGGTTGACCTTGTCGATAACAGTCAGGCTGCATGGTACTCACACCAAAAGCGTGCTCGATTTTATGAAGAGCTAGGTTGCAATGTTCAAGAACTTTGAGGGCGGAGTAGAAGATGATGTGTCCATTATGTGGAGCGAAGACAAAGGTGGTGGCCTCTCGAAGTGTTTATAAGCCGGGGTCAGGTTGGACTGTGGGAGTCGGAAGAAAGGCAATCGGCTGGTACACAACAGACTTTATTGCCAGAAGAAGAAGGTGCACCGACTGTGAATACAAGGGATTCACCGTAGAGATTTTTACTGATGACGTGAAAGGAATCGTCGAAGAAATAGAAAACGGGCACGCGCCCGAATACTTAACAACAAAGGAGAAGAGATGAATAAAGTCATTTTGACTGGAAACTTGGGCCAGAAGCCTGAGATTAAAAAGGCCAACTCTGGTATGGCCATTACCAATCTTCGGATTGCAACCAACGAGCGCGTCAAGGACGGCGACCAGTACAAGGACCACACTGAGTGGCACACTGTAGTTGTCTTTGGCAAGCAGGCTGAGAACTGCTGCAACTTCCTCGACAAGGGTTCAAAGGTTGCGATTGAAGGCAAGATTCGCACTCGCGAATATCAAGACAAGGAAGGCAACAACCGCAAGAGTACAGAGATTCTTGCAGACCGTGTTGAGTTTCTGACCAAGCCAGTGAATGGCGTGTCTCAAGCTCAAGTCCAACCTCAGTCTGGGTACCAAGCGAATGACGAAGAGATTCCTTTTTAAGGATAAAATGGGGATGTGGCGAAAATAGTAAACGCGGCAAAGAATGACCTGCGACCTGTGGGGTATACACCTGGGTAGGCAACCAAGAACGATCAACTTGGCGTGGAATAGATTCTTGCTGGCCCATGTGGCTTTGGGGGTGCAAATCCCCCCATCCCTCACTTTCAGGAGAAACAATGCCACTTTATATATTTGAATGCAACTCTTGCGGAAGGATGGCTGAGGTTCTTCAAAGCTTCGCTGACCCATGGCCTGACTGCACCGAGTGCAAGAAGCAGATGAAGAAAAAGCCTGCACTTACCAGCTTTAGCCTCAAAGGGGATAGCTGGGCAAAAGACAACTACGGACTAAAGAAGGCTAAACAATGATTATGCATTTAATGTTTTTGGCCCTTGAATCATTTGCTTCAGACTTCGACAGGGGATCGTATAGGTACAAGATTTTTGATGAAGTGATCAAAGAAAAGAGTTGGATTGTTCAGGCATCAAACGGGCTGTACGAATGCACAGCTACTGTTCGTTGTGGTGAACTAGAAGCCGGGATGATCATTAGATCAAAGAAGCCAACTTGGCACGACCCTTTAACAATCTACTACGTAGTTGACTCAGAAGTAAGAAGCTGCGACCTTAAAAGCTGCCTGGCTGTTCAAGAGTACATCTACGATTACTACAGGTAGATCATGTGTTCTTGTAAGCAACCTTTACAGACACTGGGCTCGTAGGAGCAGTCAAAGAGTTTACTCCAGTTTCTGTTGAAGCCCACATAATGACTCCACCAGTAAGGTACCCAGTTCCACAATATATAGAAAAGCTACCCTCTGCGGGGACAAGATAGCAGTTGTCGTAATCAGTGCTTGTACTCAAAGCAGAAGCATTGGTTCCCCAAATGTGCCGAATGTAAACTGGGGCAGTGTTAGGGTTTACAAACTCAATAGCGTAAATCGTAGTGTCTACATTATTGAACCCAACCAAAGTAAGGTCTAGATCAGTCTCTTCAGAAATAGTGGTAAAGAGATTCTGAGAGATTGTGCTTGTTGTGAGAGCCATCTTTCTTCCTACTTAATAACAAAAGTCGCAAGTACTGTGCCACCTGGGTTGTCAGTGTCTGATGCCTGAGGTCCATCATTGCACCAGAACGTAAGCTGATCAAATGGCAAACCATCAGTAAAGTCAAATCGTTTTGCTGTGTTTGCAGGAATACGAAATTGATAGTCAGGAAACGTGGACCCAGCAGTGTAAGTCCCAGAGCTTGTCTTCATTTTAAAATAAATTGCAGCACTGTGAAGATTATCAAGATCAAGAGAGATTATTGAACCACCAGTGCCAAGAACATCTATGTCCGTAGTTGCAGTGACTGTTGACTGAAAAACGATTTTGTTTTTCAATCCACTTGAACTGGCGTATCCACTTACTTTGAGAGCCATAAAACCACCAAAAAGTTGAGCATTTTATCAATCGTATCATAGCAGGAAGATGAAATTTGCGCCCGTAAAAGATTTGAACAAGATGTAGTGTACTGGAGAGCTTGACAGGTCACATCGTGTGGCCTACGGTGATAACACCTAAAAGGGAGAGAGAATGCCACATTCACAAAGAATCGTAATCGACACCACAAGCGCACTTCAAGCGCTTTTCGACCACGTTGGCGGAAGCTATCGTGAGGCCGCAAATCTTATGGGGTGTGGTCACACACACCTTTGGGGAGTTCTCAACGGTAAGAGACCACCGGCTACCGTTGATACCTTGGTTCGATATGCTGCAAAAGTAGGCAAAGAAACTGGCATTTCAATGTCTATACTTATCACTGACAAACAACAGGTGATGTACAAAATTAAGCCGTCCCAAACATAAGACACCACGGAGAAACAACAGTGTGGCTGAAAAAAGTAGAATCTATATCTGTATCTGGAATAGCAAAAAATTTAGGATTAACACCAAAAAGAGGCAACTCATTTGGACCTTGCCCGTCATGCGGCGCTGAAGAGCGAGGAAGCACAGACAAGCGTGGCCCAATTGGTCTCCGCAGAGATGAGCTTGGATGGAAGTGTCATCGTTGTGGTATCGGCGGTTCTGGTGCAGACCTTGTCTGCTACACAATCTCCGGGTCTAACTTCAAGAACTCAACTGACTCTGACAAAGATAAAACCAGAGAGTGGTTTGAGCAATCTCGAAACCTTGAGGTGATTACTCCAGAAAAGGCAGCGGCAAAACAAAACTCTAGACCACCCATAAATGAGGTTCATTCTCTTTGGAAAAGCTCACTTAAGCTTCACGAAGTGCCAGAAGATGATCCTATCTTTGAGTTTTTGTCATCAAGAAATCTAGATGTAGCGTCCCTCGCCAGAACAGGTGTGGCTAGAGTTACTCCAAGTAGAGCAGCATACGCATGGCCAAAGTGGTGGCCGGGAGGGCGCAGCATGACATGGAGGCTGATTGTACCTGCGTTTGACTCTCAAGGCAGGTTTTGTAGCATTCATGCGAGGGCTATCTGTGAAACAAACGGTGCACCTAAGACCTTGTGGCCAAGTGGGTTTCAGGCTGGCGGACTGTTCATGCCAAACAGGCACGCTGTAAAGATGATGAAGGGTAGTTCAGAAGAAATTGATGGGGTTCTATTCGTTGAAGGAATCACAGACTTCATAAAAGTTTCTGCTGTTGCTGAAAAAGAAGGACTAAAGCTTGCTGTTCTTGGAGGTACATCAGGTTCATTCACAAGCGTAGGGAGCCTTGTGATGCCAAACGACGTAGATGTTTATGTTGGCACGGACCCTGACTCCAAGGGTGATGAGTACGCTCGAACAATACAGATGCAGCTTGGTGCTCGAGCTTGTTATCGTCTTCCTCTTAGTGAAGTAGAGGGAGGCCAAGTTGAAAGACCTTGACGAAATACTAAACGGTGACCCCAGCGCACCCACTCTCTCTCAACTTCTCTCAGCCGCAAAAGAGTCATACAACTCTGGAAATCAAGTTGGGCCACAGGCTCGAGTATCATCGCGTCTAGAGGTAATGACAAAACGAGATGGAACAGAGAAGGTGTCTTCAACAGTGCCTAACCTGATCACCATTCTTCAATACGATAGACGATGGTCTGGAAGAATCTGGCTCGACACATTCCGAAACGTCATCAAGATGGATGAAAAGGACTTTTCAGACACCGATGCAACCAGAATAAAAAGATGGATGCACCGCCATTATGATGTTCATTTCAGCACCGATTGCATACTTGAGTCTGTTGGATTCTTTGCCGAAGAGAACGGAAAGAACCCTCTTGTTGATTGGTTGAAGGAACTCGAATGGGATGGGACTCCACGCATAGACGAGTGGCTGATTAGGGCTGTCGGAGCCGAAGACACTAAGCTGACCAGAGAGATGGGACGAAGGTGGCTTGTGCAGTGTATTGCGCGAGCCATGAACCCTGGCTGTAAAGCTGACTGTGTTCTGATCCTTGTTGGTCCTCAGGGAGCAAGGAAGAGCACGACGTTCAGGCTTCTTGCCTCAGACGAATACTTTTGCGACACTCCAATGGATATTGGCTCAAGCAATGCATACATGCAAATTCATAGGGCATGGCTGTACGAGGTTGCAGAGCTTGACTCTATCCGTAGGGCGCACAACTCATCAACCAAAGCGTTCCTTTCCGCGCAGGAAGACACGTTTAGGCCACCGTACGGACGAATGCCGATCACACTAAAAAGGCATACAGTGTTCTGCGGTACTACCAACAAGGGTGAGTTTATCACTGACATGACTGGGTCTCGACGGTATTGGCCTGTTCAGATCGGAACAATTGATACTGACTGGACAATCAACAACAGGTCTCAGATATGGGCAGAGGCCATCGTTGCATACAATAATGGGGAGAAGTGGTACCTTGAAAATGAAGCTGCGCAAGAGCTTGAAGCTCAGTCATCTGACTTCAGACAGTACGACCCTTGGCACGAAGTGATTGAAGAGTGGCTGATTGGAAACATGAGAAGGTCATCCACAAGTGAAATAATGACCCAAGCCTTGAGTTTGGAAAAATACCAAATGACCCGAAACAATGAGATGAGGGTTGGGGACATCATGAGGCAGCTCGGATACGAGCGAGTTCGACGAAGGATCATGGGGCAAAGGACATACGTTTGGGTCAAAGAAAAGAACGAAAACGTAATACCAATCGCTAAACCAGAATTAGTAGAAAAATCCAAAAAGGAAGAGAAATAGTGTTTCCTGAATCACAAGACACCACGACTAAAATGACAACTTTTGTAGATAAATATCTTAGCGAGGACGACAAGAAGATTGTCCTTGGAAGTCCGGCGATAACCAAAACTATGTCTGTAGGAGGTGGAGACGAGTTCCTTCTTCACTCTGCCGCAAACAAAGTAATGAGGTTTATTGAAGATGGTCACTATGTAAAGTTTTTAGCGTATGGTTTGGATTACATAATGCTTCAAACATCAAGCACGTTTATGTCTGCCTGTGGCGACCTTGAAAGCATTGATGACCTGATAGATTTTGCTGGAGCATACTTTTACGAGTGGTACCAAGAAGGGTCTTTGGATGATGATACTCTGGACAAGGCTTATGTTTGGATGATGACAACACCATACGTAGCGCTATCTATGACTGAGGAAGCACGAAGAAAGATGCACATGATCGTTGACTTTCTATGGATGGCCCCACTTGTGCCAGACAAGTCTCTTCACGTTCAGTGCTACGATGTTGGAGAAAGAGAAATTGTTAAATCAATGAAGCACTGGATGGACAACGCCCCAATACCGTATGGTGGTTGTGGCTACAAAAACATCATTAAGCCGCAGGAAGTAGATGCTTGAAGTAAAAGCAAACGAAAGAAAATGGTCCACTGAAGACGGGTGGACTATAATTGCTGGGGAACAATCTGTTCAAATATTCGACGTTGATGAAGACCCAGTAATAGAAACGATTACTAAACAGTCAGCACTAAAGAAACTTAAGGATCATTTAGATTCTCAAAAAAACCATGCAGAATTTGAGATTCTTATGTCTGCACTAAAAGATCCTGTAGACGCATAGCTACTTCTTTTTGGCTGGAGCCCGCTTGGCTGGGGCTTTCTTAGCTGGGGCTTTCTTAGCTGGAGCCTTTTTGGCTGGAGCCTTTTTTGGCTCTGGCTTTGATGCTTGTTCCAGCTTGGCCTCAAGCTCATCAATATATGCATACAGGGTTGCGTATACCTGCTGCGTAGACCACTGGTGCTGAAATGACCTGACTCGAGTTACCTCGCGCATTTCTTGAACTTTTTCTTTTAGACTCATGTCTGCTCCATTTATGAACGAAGGCTTGAGTTTAAACCAAGCCACTCTCTTACAGATACTACACCACCCGTAGCTTTTTCGATACCAATAGCAAGAGGTAAAGAAGGCGTCTTCCTTCCATATTCTAAATCTCGCAAGTACCCAACACTAAGCTTTAGGTCGAACTTTACTAGCTCACCATTTAGCCACTGTATGAATAGCACTCTAGTGCTTCTTCCTGGCAGGCTTTTTCTGTAACTCTCGATGATCATCTGACACACCTTGTGAATAAAAAGTAGCGTAGCGGACAAGTTTTGTCCACACAAGGGTGTGGCCCCTTGACACACTTTGATCAAGGAAGTATCTTTCATTTAGGAGAAACAACCATGAACCAAACTGAACGCCAAGCATGGCTTGAAGAGCGAAAGAAAGGTCTGGGAGGAACAGACATAGCAGCAATTATGATGTCAGGCGCTGAAGCATCAGACAAAATAGGTTCGTTTGAAAAAAGTTTATTTAAGATTTGGTCTGAAAAGACTGGTCTGTTTGAATCAGAAGAAAGCGATGACGCAGTTTTGATGCGTGGCCGGGTGATGGAGAAATACGTATTTGAGCTATACGAGCTTCATTTAGGGGAGGGATGTCGCCTTTGGGAGAGGGGCTTAACTTGGCACCCAACCCGGCCACGTATCTTTGGCACACCAGACGCAATGGTTGAACAAAACGGAGTTTCTTTTGGCATGGACGCCAAGACCCGAAGGTTCAGGAAGGGCTGGGGCAAGACAGGAACGACTGATATTCCTCTAGATGTAGAGGTCCAAATGAGAGTCTATATGGAGATATTTGACGCTCCATACTGGGACATAGCAACATTGTTTAGCCTTGATGACTTTCGCGTTTATCGAATCGAAAGGGATAAGGAGCTTGGTGAGCAGATACTTAATATCGCTGAAGAGTGGTGGCAAAAGTATGTTGCATCTGAAACTCCTCCTCCTCCAGACTCAACAGACATGTGCCGAGAGGCTCTTGGAAAAGTCTTTAAGCTAAACCCAAGAGTTGTAGATGAACCACTTAGGGTTGCAAGCGTTGCAGAGAGAGACCTGTACGAAAAGATACTAAAAGCAAGAGAAGAGCATAAAGTAGCCACAACAAAGAAAAACGAACTAGAAAATCAACTACGAAGTTGTATTGGAGAGTCTTTAGGTATCGCTGGGGTTGCTACGTGGAAGCCATCAAAGCCTCGCGCGAACTTTGATAAGAAAAGGTTCTCTCAAGAGCATCCAGACCTTTACAAGGAATACGTTACCGAGAGCCCAGGGAATAGGATTTTAAAAATTATGGAGCCAAAAAATGACGACAGCAATTAGCCGCAGAGACCAGCTTGCAGCACTAAATCAGTTTCTTGGAACAAAGAAGACTAGCCTCACTCAAATTGCACCGAAAGGCGCAGACGTAGACCGAATCATACGCATTGCAATGATGGAGGCAGCAAAGAACGAACGGTTGGTTCAGTGCTCCCCTACATCCGTGTACTTGGCTCTAGCAAAGGCTTGCGAGCTTGACCTTATTGGCGGAGGAGCATTGCATAGGGCTTCTCTAGTGCCCATGTGGAACAAGCGAGCAAAGTGCTACGATGCTGAACTTTGGATTGAGTATACGGGACTGATGGATCTAGTAAAGAGGTCTGGCGAGGTAGCCCACTTCAAGGCTGAGATTGTCTACGAGAATGACGAGTTTGAACACTCGTTTGACCTTGAGCAAGGAGAGATACTCAAGCACAAGAAGTGCTATCAAGATCCTGGCGAAATGCTTCTAGCCTATGCTGTGTGCTTCTATAAAGACGGGCAGCGTCAAGTTGAAGTTATGCGTAAAGACCAGATCAACAAGATTCGACAGTCCTCCAGAAGCCCAGACAGCGGGCCGTGGTCACAGCACACAGAGGAGATGTGGCGGAAGACTGTTATTAGACGCATCTGCAAGTACCTTCCGCTTACGCCAAAGACTCAGGAAGTTCTTGCCCACGACATCAAGTCAGACTTTGAGGAAGATTCTTGGTCTGAGCAAAATATTAGCGTCAATGGTGTTTCTGATGCCAATGGTGTTACAATCGAACAGAACGTTATAGATGTCCAACCGGACGAAAAACCAAAGGGGCGGCGGAAATCGAAGGTTAAAGACTTGGTTGAAAAGGCCAAAGAAAACAATCTTCCCGAGCCAGAAGAAGACTTCACTGAGTAGGAGAATGAATGTCACTCATTGATCAAATCGCAGAAAACGGCAAGAACAAACTTAAGATGCATGAGACGGCAGGCACAAAACAAGGCCCGCCGAAGATGATTAAGTCTACCGACTTCATGTCGATTGTCCGAGAGGTATACGAATCAAGGTCTTTGGACAAAAAGTCAAAGAAAGATTTTAAGGACTACCGAACTCGGCTGCGGAAGGCAGAGTGGCCCCTTGAGGGAGTTATGGGTCACGTAGACAAAGAAGCCTGGAAAGAGATCTGCGAGGACACGATCACATACATGGTCAAGAACATCCGAAACTCTCAGCCAAACGGAGAGTGGGTTTTGATGGATTATGAGGCCGACATTCGCATGAACAAGAACAATCAAGAAACCATCATGATTGCTTGTAAGTTTGTGGACTCAGAAAACGGACAAGAACTTCGCTACACTAACGGTGTTCCAGCTATCGATGTAAACGTAAACGTTTCCGACAACAACAAAGAGCTTGTTGAGGCTATCACCAAGAAGAGCCAAGAATCTGATGATGCTGAATTGAAAGAGCTTATGAAGCAATTCATTCAAGTCATGGCTGCTGATGTCATCAACAAGAAGACATCTGAGTCTAAGACTAAAGAAGAGCCTAAAGAACAAGAAATCGACTCAGAAGATTTTCATCAATAGTCCCCCTGGCCCCCCACCCACATCGTCTGTTCCCATCTCGGTGCGAGAGCATGGGCGATTCCTACCGGGTGGGGGGTTAGGCTATTTCTTCTGAACCTCGACAATCTCAATATCGACCATGCCCTCTTCTGTGCAGTCGATGACGTTGAACGAGATGTCGGATGGTAAGTCACTAACCTGAGACAAGAAGTTGAAGGTGGCTGCGCGGAGCCGAACGATTGATTCTTCGTCGTCACACTTGGGTGCAATGGTCACAACAGTAGTTGGTATGAGTTCAGGCTCAGGCTCAACGACCACCTCTGGCTCAGGTATTGGTTTGGGATCTGGCTCCGGTACAACTTCAACGATTGGTGGCTTAGGCGCCTTCTGCCTACCCTCTCTCTGCACAGCAAAGCTCATACCCGCAGGGAGTATCACAAGAGTCCCAAAGAATACGAGAGCAGCTACAATCATTTCTGGTCTGTGATCTCAAACAACTCATCAATGCGCTTCTTAATGCGCTTGATTTGGCGCTCGACATCTTCACCGTCAAAGTCTGCGGAGATCATCGATGTCTTCTTTTGCACTGCACTCAGCTTTGACTTTACATCGTCCAACTCAGCCTGCATCTTTTGATTGGCTGCTTGGCATGGTGGAGGTTGCTGGCCGTCCATACCTTGTGACTGTGCTTCAATCTTAAGCTTCTGCATTTCTTGTTCATGCTTTTGCTCTGCTCGATCACGGTAGTAACTCCAAGCCTTTGAGCCGCCTGCAACAGCCATTCCAGCCAATGCAATCGCTACCATAGGGGCATAGTCGCCTCCGAGTGACTTGGCCGCGTCAGCAGCCGCTGTGATGTCTTGAGAGACCCCCACGGATTCCACAAGCTCTGGAGCGGCAGGAGCAGCAACAGTCTCAACAGCCGCAGGTGCGGGCTCAGGAACAGGATCAGGCGCCTTAACTGGTGCAGGTGGAGGCTTAGGTGCTTCTTGTTTTGTTTCGTTTGCCACAGTCTTTGTCTCCTCTTGAACAGGATTCTCGTCGTAAATGCGAATGGGTGAGCCCACATCAAGCTTACAGTCAGACCCTTCTTGTACAACACACTCCATTACAACCTACTTGTCTCGATCTAATATACGGTCGAGCTTGGCTACAATGTCATTGTGAACCTTGGTTCTAGTAACCAGAAAATCTTTCGATTGGGTATCGCTGTTGTCACGATATTCTTGAATTACCCTGTCGTATCGATCACGCATTTTTTCCGATCGCTCATCATATTCTTTTCGCAACGTATCAAGCTGTTCTTGAAATCCTTCTACCAGCTTGTCTAGACGCTTCTGCATTGTAACGAATTGGTATATCAAGAATGCAGCAAATACACCTAAGTGACCATCTGCAAGGAGAGAATCGACCAGCGCTTCCATTAGAACTCCGGTTCATCAATAAGCGTGTAGCTAAAGCTGTTTCCCCACTTCTCCCTTGCTGCGTAGCAAATGCTCATAAACTCTTCAAAGTCGCTTCTGTTACTAAATACTTGGCAACCCGCTGACCATTTATCTATTTGCGTAGACGAAGACCCAGCTTTGTGGATATTGATTCCATAATAGCCTTCAGTAATAGACTGTACATCAAGATCAACAACGTCGTCTTTATTACTGTCCCGGTAAGTCTTGACCGTGCCGTTCCTCTGGCAGAGCGCATCGTACTTCCCTTGGTGCTTATCAATCTTCCAAACAGACCTATATTGGCCGGGTACAAGGATAGCAGTTCCGTTTACGTTGGTGGGGTTCTCCAGCCAATATTTACCTGGCTCTGTAGTGCACTCCCAAGTTCTCGTAATCCAGCCCTGCTCGTCACGAAAAACAACGCATATTCGGTCATCAAACTTATTCGCCTTGTGGTCTCTACTGCGAATACCAATAATGTTCAGGTTGTATTGCCCTGTCTCAAATACAACGTGACCAAGAGACTCTACATAATCTAGTAAAACAGGCCTCATCAGTCACAATCCGCATTGGTAGCAGAGCAGATCTTGGCTTGGTTGATAGCTTGTTGTTGTTGTACCTCAAGCATTTTAGCCATCAAGTCTTCCATCTTATCGAGGCGTTTTTCTACGCCTTCGATTTTAATGTCTACAATCTCTTGCTTTCCTGATTTAGACTCTAAAACTTGAACACGCTTATCAATCTCTTCAACATCTTTAGCAGCAGAATCGAAAGACGTAAACGCTGCTCCAGCAGCAAAAATCATAGTTACACCAGGAATAATCCATTCTTTAACTGCCATTTTTATCTCCCTGATGTGTAGTAATATGTAGTACCTAACCCGGCAGAAACAATTCCAACTACAAGCATTGTTTCTATTCTACCAAGCCAGCGTTGAGTTGCAGGCCTTTCAATCCAAGGTTTTGGTTTTAACTCGCTATTAAGCTTACTTTTGTACCAATCTCGTTCCATCTCTAAGGTGGCAGTTCTTATCTTGTACTGTTGCGCCACAGCTTTTCCCCACTCTTCTGTCTGAAGTAAATCAGAAAATTGGGAAAGAGGAACAGCCACCGCCGAACAACCTGCATTTCCAGACGGAGAAAAAACCGGAGATGGAAGTGGCTGGCCCTCATTTATTGAGTAAACCCTTGTGCACTCTCCGTCCACTGGTTTTGGTGCTTCTGGTCTATCGATTGGACTAGACGCCCATACCGTGCCAAGTAAAAGGAGGGTTGGGGCCGTCATCGTCGTCTCGAGTTGCCAAGATCAGCAAGATCATCAGCAGGAGAATTGCCTGTAGTAGCTGATTTGATTCTATCTACATTCTCTTCAAATGTTTCTTGAACCGACCCTTCAGCAACATCAGAAACGATATTTTTAGGTGGCTCTTCGTTTTTTTGTTTTTTAGACGACCTTTTCTTGCTGATAAAAATAGCAAAAATACCAGCAATAACAGTTACAACAATCGTCCAAATTTTCTTCATGAGCAAGCAATCCTAACGATTGATGATCCAGATGGGCTGGAGTTGGAGCCAACTGATGCTGAAGTTGATGCCCAAAATGAAAGACCAGAAGAGTAAGAAAACCCTCCTGGGATTGCATATGAAGTGCTTCCGTAGGCTGGACAGTACAACATCATGTGCGGTGTTCCGTTGCCATTAGCGGTTGTTGTGCTTGGTACAGCGCTCGATGCGTCTCGTATTTTTACATACAACGCTTCAGCCCCAGGATTGGTAATTTCAATCAAATGAATTGATCCGCTAGTGCCTGCTGTGACGTTGTTGTTTACACCAGTCTGGTCGTTTGCAGAAACAGAGAGATCTACAACAAGCTTTCCGCCCAATGATGCGATTGTAGATGTTGTTGTAGAAGCCATGATTACTCACCACATACGAGTGTTACGGCAACCGTATTTCCAGATGGCGCGGTTGTATCCAGTGGATTTGGGTTTAGGGTGCATGCAAAACTAAGTGAGGTAAACGATAAGCCCCCAGGAATTGAATAAAAACCTGTGGCGCTACCAGCTACCGGAAGCACAAGAAACGGAGAGGTTGTACCAAGAACAGGGTTCTCAGCGTCAAATACTTTCAAATACGCTGCGCTCGATGATCCATTGACCATCTTTACGGAAAACAGAGTACCCTCCGTCGTTGCGACGTTGGTATTCAGGCTGTTTGTTGACGCGGTCTCATGAATTATTTTATGAGACAGCGCGTCGTCAAATCCGGTAGCGCTTAAACTCATTTCTTAGGTAGCTCCATATCCTTCTTATTGGCTGTACCACCTGGCTTGAATACCATAGGATCTTTCTTTTCTGGGCTCGTTG